CAGAAGCAAGAGATCCTACAAATTCTTGGCTGGCAAATGCACTTAGGCCTGCACCGATATCTTTCATTGCTGTAGCAGCTTTTTTAGCTTGTTCTACATCTCCATCCTTACCGATTGAAAGCAAGAGGTCAACTTCGTTCTTTATTCTTTGCGAGTTACTTACGCCTCCTTCACCGGTCAAATTACCTAGGAAACCAGTAATAGTTGTTAAGCCTTCACCAACTGCAAATACTGCTAGACCGGCAGATAATGCTGTCATTGTTGCAGCAAATTTAACCGGCTCTGTCATAGGTGTTTCAGCTATTGATAAAAGAGTGTCGACTTCACTTTTAATTCTTTCTGCAAACCCGGCATTTCCACCATCTCCAAAATAACTAACACCGGCTTGCAATCCATCAGCTGCACCAGACGCAGCTTTACCTATACTGAATAAAATAAGACCGGCCGCCAAACCTCCCATAATGACAACAAATTTGCCTCCTTCGGCAAACGCTCCACTATCGGATGGAATAAGAGAATTGATAGCCATCAGGCTTTTTACTTCATCATGCACCCTTTGGCCAAAGTTGCCACCGTCCATAAATGTTTTTACGCCGGCTGCTTCGCCAGCAGCTTGAGCACCTGCACCTGCTAGGTCAGCTACAGATCCTACCGCTTTACCTGCACTAAATAATACAAGACCCATACCAAGCGTACCAAGAGCGAGTGATACTTTAGCAACATCTCCTATTTTCAAGTCAGCAAGACCCATAAGAGTTGTTACATTTGATACAACGTTATCGGCAAATCCACCTGTATCCATAAACTTATCGACTGTTGCGTGTACACCGTCGGCTGCAGAAGCTGCAGCTGAACCAGCGCCGAATGCAATAAGTCCTACACCAAGTGCAGCGAGAGCTCCAGCCACGCCGGCTACGGAGGCTGCAGTATAGTCAAGATCTGCAATTCCAAGTAGTGTTGAAACATTTGCTTTTGTAGCTTCAGCCCACTTCGTATCACCGGCAAACTTCTCAACAGCTGCATTTACACCGGCACCTACACCAAATGCTGCAAGTCCTACACCCAATCCAGTAAGCATGGTTACCAAAAGGCCACCATCTTTAAATGCCTGTGTCATGCTTCCTGATTTTGCTACCAACTCATCGCCAATGTCAGTAAGAGCAAGAATGTTTTTCTTTACAGCTTCACCGTCAAACTCTGCAAGTTTTTCAAGTAAGAATCCTCCACCGGCCATTAGAACTCCAAGGCCTGCTGTGGCAGCACCTACGCCAATACCGGCTGCACCAAGAAATCCTCCTAGTGCACCTCCTGCTCCACCGCCAAGCAGGCCGCCGAGCATTCCTCCGCCTCCACCTTTCTTTTCAGCTGAGCTGCCGCCGCCCATACCTTTAGGGCCAGCTTCAACTGCAGAAATAAGTCTTTCTTGACGAGCAATATCTTCTCGTCTTTCTTCTTCATTTGGAGTAGCAAGTATCTCAGCCGCTTCTGCCATAGCAAAAACAGACTTCTTCATTTCCAGAAGATGCCTACGTGAATTACGTGTATGTTCTTCCACCTTGTGAAGGTGTGTATTGCCTTGATTTACTTTCTCAATAAGTTCGAGAAAACCTGCATTCTCCTCAGCCATTATTTCTTCCTTTGTTCAACTTTTAAAGAATCACCTCTTCTAGCTGACAATGCTTCCTTACCATAGAATGCTGCTACGATAGCTGCAACCGATACAAAGTATGTCGGTGCAATATCGCTCAGTACTTCAGATGCTCTGTCAAGCATAACCCAATCACAGAATACAATCAGTGTTGGATACAGTAACATACCAAATAATGCGAACCATGCCATGTTTCGCTGTGCGTCTTGTTTCTTATCTTCATTTTCCATGTCTGACTTCATATCCTGAAGTCGTAGAAGTCTTTCATCCATATCAAGTTCCTCGTCAGTTACAACACCATCTCCATCGAGATCGTATTTCTCGTACTCTGACCCTTTTTCCAGTTTTTTCTGTGCTGCCATTTATTTCTTAAGGCGATCATTTTGTTCCTCAATGAATTGCAATAATAAAGCTACGTAGACTTCCCTTTCCCATGGATGCATCATTTCAATCTCTGTAAGTGACCATTTATGATGCTGCGCTAGCGCAAAGTTTGTCTTAATCATGTTCTCGAGAGAATCATGAGAAAGGGCTATCTTAAAAAATCGCCAACTCCTCCTAATTGAATGTTGTTTTCGTGACCACATTTCTTACAGGTAAACTCAATAGTATGACTTAGTTTAGGAAAGTCAGTAAATGCTTCTTGAGCTCGGCTGTATTGTTCTGCGGAAAGTGATTCCAAAAATGCTACGATTTCTTCAGGCTGTTGGTCACCGGAAGGGTATACGTTGTCGTCATCATACACATAATCAACTGCAGCTCCCATGGTGGCCAGCACTGTACCAGCAGCTGTTCCATCTGCGACCTGCATAAATCTCTTGAGTTTTTTGATAGTTGGCATCTTAAAGCAAACGCCAATTGTTTCATTAAGCTTTACTTTCTTTTCAGAACCATCGCCAATAGGGACGATCTTGTCAAGGTTAATAACTTGAGGGTGTGGCTCTTCGCATTCCATGCATTTTACCACGATCTCAGATGTTTCACCGACACTTTTGGTTCTGATTTTAAGTAGTAGATATTCGACATCGGATCCTGTAAGATCGTCAATGTCGAGCTTTTCAAATGTACACGCTTTAAGCATGTCATTTGTAGCAATAGTGATCTGTGATGGATCTTCACTTTCAGAAGCTTGCATCAAGATCTTTTGTTCTTTAACAAAGAAAGGGCGATACTCCACATCTTTGCCGCAACCCGGAAGGTGTACCGAGTATTTTGCGGTGTTTACCATAGGTAAAGTCATAGTTTAAAACCTCTTAAATATTTCATTTCCAATTTTGGCTGCGATGGCAGAGCCAGCGCTTGTTGATTCTTTCCAATCATCGTAGGCAAAGCTAACAGTTAACCTTGCAACGGTGTTTTCGCTTGTATTTGCTAGTTCAACACCACTTACTGAAATTGGAAAGGCTTTTAACAACTTACATGAATAAACGGGAATATTTTGATCATTGAGTTGTTGAATTTCTACTTCAGACACAAAGTCATCTTTATAATGCAGTGTCTTTGTATCCATGTTTACGATTTTATTTATCCATCCATCAAATACGTCTTTAAGATAATAGTCTCCGGTCAATAGGAACGTAAAGCTTACATCATCATTAATGTATGAGTAAGGCATCTTACGAGCTTTCATATTTGTAAAGTATTCATTTGTTGCAATATTACGCGATGGAAGCTGTGCAGTTTCGCATAGTAGAGAAATGTCTCTTGGGTCATTGATAACCTGTAGTGGATTAAAGTTACCAGACAAAACGTTAGTGAGAATGCTTCCTACGTCAATGCTGACAAGCGGTAGATTCATATAAACTGCAAAGCGATTTGCTTTTGCAAGTCCTGTCCTTCTACCTATTGTTGACTTCAGTGAGTCAATATTAGCTGGATACGTCATCCTGCGAGTACCTTTCTAGAATCAGTGTAAACCTTAGTAGCAGTTGCTTTCTTAAATCTCTGTGTTGGCATAAACAAAGCAATCTCCCATTCAGGAGCTTCTACTTTCATGATTCTAGATTCTACATGTTTTGTCAAGTAATGTTTAAAACATGGCTCAAAGTAGCGAAGCTTTCTTACACTCTTTAGGATCCTATAACGAGTCTTGAATCTTGTGGACTCGTCATATCTTTTATTAGTCATTGTTTCCATCAGCGCATCAAAGAACTTTGCTCTGAGAGGAGGAGGCAGGTAGTGCAAATTCAAACCATAAAATCCGCCTGGAGCTTTCTCAACCATGATAATCAAGGGGAAGGTATCATAGTATGGAAGTGTCTCTTTGTTCTTTGGGTCATAGAAAAACATATACATCTCACCCATTCTTGGACGAGTTGCTCTTACAAGCTGGTCATCTTTTAACAGTGACTGCCTGTTAATGCTTCTCATGTTTTTTAGCTGGTTGCGAAACCATTTACGAGCTTCCTCTGTACGTGGCGGAATGCCATTACGGAAAGCCTGAAACTGTAGTTTTTGAAATAATGAATCTGCCATACTTCTATTTATACCTTAACCCTTGAGTATTTTAACACCAATTTGCTTTAATGTATCTTCATGCCACACTTGAAAGTGGTATCCTCTGTCTTCTGACCATTTCTTTGCAGCTTCCCATTTACTTACGTTCTTGAGATATGT